AGTGTAGCTTGAAATGTGCCTAGGATAGTAGCCATCTCTACTTTTTCTAATAAAGATTTTTCTGTATCATCTTCTCGTATAACTACTTCTGATAGATTACAGAACTGATAAGGTCTAAGTATAATCTCACTACAGGGATTACAACCAAATGCATAGTCTGTCTTTCGTCTACCATTCTTCTCTGCTTGTTTTACAGCAGACTTACGATTAAAGATACCACGTTCACCTGACTTACTTTCTACAAGAGCTAACCATTCACGCATAAATGTTTCCATACTAATTTTACCTTTGTATGCTATACTATTATTTGCTAAAGCTCTCTGTCCTTCATTCTCCCACCATTGACCTGACTTAGCATAACGCATTTGATCATCACCTAAGTTAGATAAACTGATAAGAGCAGAACGTCTTACTCCACCTACTACAACTACTTCACCTATTTTACACATAAGATCGTGACACTCTATAGGATAGAGTCTTCTACCTGCAGCACCTTTAAACATATTTACACAGAACTTATATAAATCAACAAGAGGTTCAGGACCTGATGCTCTACCACCAAATGTTTTAAGTCTAGCACCTGCAGGTCTAACATCTTCTACATCAAACTCAGGAACTTGTCCTACATATAACATAGCAATTAACTCTCGTAATGATTTAGCCCAACCTGAACGTGAGTCACCTACTTTAATAATTGTAGTGCTATCCTCAAAGTGTTCATTAACAATAGGAAGTTTATCTACATTTTCTCTTTCTACAGAGAAGCCTACACCTGTACCACACATCAAGATGTACATACACTCATCAAAGGCACGAGGGCTATCAACAGGTAAGTAAGAACAGTTGTAACCTGCTACGTGACATTTATCAAGTGCTTTACCTGCAGTCATTAATGCTCTCATACTTGGCATAATACTTAGATTTGTAATGTAATTAAACAACCTATCTCTAAGTTCATAGAATACTACTTCATCAAAATTATATTTTTTAACTAAATGATCTTGCATATAGTTTAAATATCTATCAACTGTTTCAGACCACTCCTCTCTTCTACTCTCTTC